CGATCGCGGCCACCGCATCCTGTGCGGTGACAGTACGAACGCCGACGACGTCGCCAGGTTGATGGGCGAGGACCGCGCGCAGCTGTTGCACGCCGACCCGCCATACGGCATGGGCAAAGAGGCCGACGGCGTCGAGAACGACAACCTGTACGCCGACGAGCTCGACTCCTTTCAGCTCGAGTGGTGGAAAGCGTGCCGCGCGCATCTCGAGGGTAACGCTTCGGCGTACATTTGGGGCAACGCGCCGGACCTGTGGCGCCTGTGGTACGGCAAGGGCCTGGGCGCGCTCGAGCCGATGGCGCTGCGCAACGAAATCGTGTGGGACAAAAAATCGATTGCCGGCATGGCGTCGCCTCAGCTCACGCAATACCCGGAAGCCACCGAGCGTTGCCTGTTCTTTCAGCTCGGGCGCCACGTCTTTCGCATCAACCAGACAAAGGACGACTACTGGCAGGGCTGGGAACCGATTCGGTCCTGGTTGTGCGCCGAGCGCGACAAAGTCGGCTGGGGTGCAAAGGAAATCCGCGGCATTTGCGGCAATCACATGCACGGCCATTGGTTCGGAACGAGCCAGTGGGTGTTCATAAGCCGCGACAATTACGAAAAGCTGCAGGCCGCGGCCGCCGGCCGCGCCTTCGGCAAGCCGTACGGCGAGCTAAAGGCCGAGTACTCTGCGCTCCTGGCGGAGTTCAATGGCGAGGTTCGCGGTCCGCGGTTCGACGAGTTCGCAGCCGCTCGGCCGTATTTCGACAACGCGCACGACACGATGCGCGACGTGTGGGACTTCCCGCGCGTGACGGGCACCGATCGGCACGGCCACGCGACGCCGAAGCCGGTGGCGATGATGGAGCGCGTTATGCGCTCGAGCCTTCGCCCCGGTGAAGTCTGCCTCGAGCCGTTCGGTGGTTCGGGGTCGACCTTGATAGGCGCCGAGAAAACCGCGCGCCGATGCTTCGCGCTCGAGCTCACGCCGGGCTATGTCGACGTGACGGTGCGGCGCTGGCAGGAGCTCACGAAAAAGGTCGCGACGCTTGCCGCCACCGGCGAGACGTTCGCCGAGGTCGAGGCCAAGCGGAGGGCGTGATGGGTGACGTCGTCAAACTCACGGCCGGCCGCACCAGGCCGGCCGCGGCGCTGCCGAAGCCGCGCAGCTGCGCGCGATGCGACGAGCCGATCGAGACGGCCCGCCTGCAGGTCATGCCAACGGCGAAGCGGTGCATTGCCTGCGAGCGTGGCCTCGAGCGCACCGTGGCGCACGCCGTCGACGTCGCCGGCGACTACGGCGTGGTGATCATCAAAAGATAGGCAACGTCCATGGCTCTCGTCGGCGTCACCGAGCTCGCGACGGCGCTCGGCCGCTCGAAGGGCACGATAAGCAAACACGCGGCCGCGGATAAAATCCCGGTCGCCGGACGCGACGCCAACGGTGCGCCGCTGTTCGATGTCGACCAGGTGCGCGCCGCGTACGAAAACGGAATCAACCCGCTGATGCGGCGCCAGGGCGAAGCGATCGAAGGCGAAATGCCCGCGCCGCTACTTGAAGCCGAGGTCGCCGAGGGGGCGGACCGCGGCGCCGAGCTCGAGACCGAGGCGCCCGAACGGCGTTCGGGCTCGCCGGCGCCGCGTGCTCCCGGCGGCTTGCTGCAGCAGCAAATCCTTGACCGCCAGCTGCGCAACCGCCGCCTGGTGCGCCAGATCGGCGAGGACGAAGGCCGCCTCGTGCTGCGCGCGGTCGTCGAGGACGAGCAAACCACGATGGCGCGCCGCACGCGCGACCTGGTCGCCGGGTTCATGGCGGACAAGGCCTCGGCTGCCTACGCCTTCGCCGGCACGCCGCGCACCGAAGCGGAGTGGCGGGTGTGGCTTAGCGAACGGGTTACGGAGGCCTTTAACCATTTAGCGTCGACCCTCGCGCTCGAGGACGACGACGAGTTCGAAGATGACGCAAACCCCGGGGACGCTGGCGCACCTGACGCCGTCTAGGTTCAAGCGGCTGCTGCCGGGCCTCGGCTCGGCCGTGCGTACCGTGCGCCGCGCCTGGTCGCGTGGCTTGCGCCGCGACCCGGACGTGAAGCCGAGCGATTGGGCGCAAAAGTACCGCGTCGTCGCCGAGGGAACGTCCGCGCATCCCGGCAAGTGGGACAACGCGCGCACGCCGTTCCTGGTCGAAATCATGGACCGGATGTCGCCGGCCGATCCGGCGCGGCGCATCACCTTGGCGAAGTCGGTCCAGGTTTCGGGGTCGGAGGGAATTTCAAACGTCCTCGGCTGGATTATCGACGTCGCGCCGGGCCCGACTCTCGTCGTGCATCCGACGATCGAGGCCGGCCGCGACTGGACCGTCGAGAAGTTCGAGCCGACGATCGAGGCGACCAAGCGAATTGGCCGCAAGATCCGCGACGTCACGGTGCGCGGCCGCGACGGCAGCACCTTGAAGCGCAAGCGGTTCCCCGGCGGCTCGATCGTCGTTACTGGCGCCAACTCGCCGGCGGGTTTGCGTCAAAAGTCGATTCGCACGCTGATTTGCGACGACGTCGACGAGTTCCCGCTCACGATCGGCGGCCAGGGCGATCCGCTCGAGCTCGCCCGCGCGCGCAAAACGTCGTTCGAAAAGAGCGGCCAGGACAAGGAGCTCGACGTATCGACGCCGACCGTCAAGTCGGTGTCGCGCATTTGGCGCCAGTTCGAAGCCGGAACGCAGGGCCGTTGGCACGTTCCATGCCCGCATTGCGACGCGGAGCAGGTCCTCGAGTTCGGCGCGAAGGAAACGTGGGGGCTGAAGTTCAACGATACGGCGCCGCACCGCGCGCACTATGTCTGCCGCGTCAACGGTTGCATCATTCAGCACTGGCAGCTCGAGGGCATGAATGCCCGCGGCCGCTGGATTCACGCCATGCCGTTCCCGGGCCGCGAGCCCAGCTACCATTTGAGCTCGCTGGTCTCGCCGTTCACGACTTGGGACCATATCGCGGCCAAGTGGGTCGACGCACAAGGCGACCCTGAGAAGCTGAAGGCGTTCATCAACCTGCAGCTTGGCGAGCCGTGGGACGAAACCGGCGATCGCCCGAAGGTCGACGAGCTGCTCGCGCGTCGCGAGACGTGGGAACCGTCCGCCGTTCCGCGCGGCGTGCTGTTCATCACGCTCACGGCCGACGTCCAGGGCGACGGCATTTGGTATCATCGCCTGGGCTGGGGACGCGATCGGCAAAGCTGGTCGCTCGAGCATGGCTTCCTGCCGGGTGATACCGGCACGGAACACGGCTCGGCATTCGTGGCGCTCGACCAGCTGATAAAGCGTCGCCTGCGCGACGAGTTCGGCAACCAGCGGGCGGCCGATGCGATCGGCATCGACGCGAATTACCAGACCGACGCCGTCGTCGCGTTCTGTAAGACGCGGCTCAATTGCTACCCGGTGCGCGGCGAGGACGGCTGGAAGCAACCGATCTGGAACAACCGCCCGTCGCCGCGTGAGTTTACGGAACGCGGCAAGGCGCGCCGCAAGGGCGCCAAGACGTACCCGGTGGGCACCTGGCCGGCCAAGCAGCGGCATTACGGGTCGCTGAAGGTCAAGAAACAGGACGAGGCGACGGAATATCCGCCGAGCTACCAGCACTTCAACCAGGACTGGAGCGAGTCGGACTTCCGCCAGCTCCTCTCTGAAGTCTACGCCATCCAGCGCAATCGCAAGACCGGCAAGGTCACACAAGGCTGGCACCAGATCGAGCAGGACAACCATCTGCTGGACTGCACCGTCTACGGCATCGCGCTCGCCGAGAAGCTCGGCATGTCGACGAAGTCGCCTGCGGAATGGGAATGGCTCGAAAGAAAATGGCCGCGCCAGGCGATGGAACAGCGCTCGCTGTTCGATGCGCCGGCGCTGGCCGATCCGGCGCCGCCGGCGACCGCGGGTGCTACTCCCGCGGCGCTGCCGGCGCCGCCGCCGATCGTCGAACACGTCGCGGTTAACACCGCTCGGGTGCCTCTCGAGGAGGCGCCCATCATTGTGGGGTAGGGCATGGCGCTCACGACGCAGCAGAAACTCGACCAGGCCGAGACCGCGCGCCACAACATCTTGACCGGCCAGAATGCCGTCACGGTGTCGTCGACGTCGGGCAAGTCGGTGACGTTCGACAAGACGAACCTGGCCGCGCTCGACGCCTATATCGTGAGCCTGCGCCGCGAGCTCGGCCTGCCCACCGGCGTGTCGGGCCCGATCGTTCCGTCGTTTGGTGGTGGCGATTCGCGTCGCCGGAGGTTCTGGTAATGGGCGCCGAAACCAAGCCGGTCCTCGTTGCTGCCGACGGCCGCACGCCGTTGCGTGCATCGTACGGCCAGGGCACGCCGTATCGTGCCGGCGATCGGCTCAGCCAGGAGCTCGAGCGGTGGCAGCCGATGCTGCAGTCGCCCGACGCCGCGATCTACGGCCAGCGCCAGGACGTGGTGGCACGCGGCCGCGATCTTATCCGCAACAATGGCCTCGCCGCCGGCGCGCAGCAGACGCTTATCGACAACATCGTGGGCTCACAGTGGACGCTGATTTGCCAGCCGAATTGGCAGCAGCTCGGCCTTTCCGGCTTGCCGGACGAGGACCGTGACGCTTTCGAGGAACAGGTCGAGTCGGCGTTCGACGAGTGGGCGTACGGCGCCGGCAACTGGTGCGACGCCTCGCGTCGCGTCAATTTCACCGGCCTGTTGCGCCAGGCGTTCATCTCCTGGTTCGACTCCGGCGAGTTCCTGGCGGTCGCGCATTGGCTCGACGATCGCATGGGGCCGGGCGAGGCGCAGTACGCGACGGCGCTGCAGATGGTAAGCCCTGACCGGCTTTCCAATCCGCAGAACGCGCCGGACACGTTCAACTGCCGGGGCGGCATAGAGCTCGGCCCGTACGGCGAGCCGCTGGCCTATCACATTCGCAAGGCGCACCCGTACGATCCGTGGGTCGGCGCCCGGTATTTCGAGTGGGAACGGTTCGAGCGCGAGCTCGAGCTCGGCCGCCCGCAAGTGCTGCATGGCTTCCTGGTCGACGGCGACGGGCACACGCGCGGTGTGACGCCGCTCGCGTCCGTCATCGAGCAGTTCAAGATGCTCGACGTGTACGATCGCAGCGAAGTGAAGGCCGCGATCCTCAACGCGATCTTTGCCGCCGTCGTCGAGACGCAGTCCGGCCTTGACGGCCAGATGATCGACGACATCTTCGGCTTCGGCCCGGCAACCGCCGACGGCAAGCCGATGCCGCAGATCCCCGGCCCGCCGATGATGATGGCCGACGGTACGCGCATTGCAAAAATGCCGGTGGGAACCAAGCTGAATTTCGCGACGCCGGCCCGTCCGGCCGCGCAGTACGGCCAGTTTTCCAACGCGGTCATGCGCCGGCTTGCCGCCGGCGCCGGCATGGCGACCGAAGAGTTCGCGCACGACTACTCGCAGACCAACTACTCGAGCGGCCGCGCGTCGCTCCTGCAGTCGTGGAAAGCGGTTACGGGTCGCTCGGCGTTCTTTCGGAACACCTTCGCCACGCCGTTCTACTCGCTGTTTTTCGAGGAAGCCGTCGACGCCGGCCGCATCGTGCTGCCGCGCTACCGTCGCAACGCGCCGGGCTTTTACGAAAAGCGCGCGGCGTGGCTTGGCTGCGACTGGTTGGGACCCGGGCAGGGCCAGATTGACCCGGTGAAGGAACGCCAGGGCTACCAGATCGGCTTTGAGACGTTCACCGATACCCTGCAGTCGGCGAACGCCGAGCAGGGCCACAACTGGCGGAAAACGGTCCGCCAAACCGCGCGCGAGAATCGCTACCTCGAGCGGCACAACCTCAGTCGCGGCGATACCGCCGCGATCATGGGCGGCGGCAACAAGTCGGCCGCCGATAACGACGAACGTCCGGTGGTTACACAATGAGATATGCAAACGTAGCCGCACGCGCGTTCGGCCGCCCGCTGCTCCTCGAGCCGCGGCGCGGCCTGTCGTTCCTTCGCACACTGGCGAGCGAAGTCTCGCGGCGTGAGATTGAGGCCGCGGTCGACATGCGGGCGGGTTCGGACACTGGACGCGACGACGTCGAGCGCATCCAGTACGCCTCGCTGCCCGTCGGCCTGGTCGAACGCGGTCGCAAGGCCTTTCCGCAGCTGGGCAACGTCGCCGTGCTGGAAATGACCGGCTCGCTGGTCAACCGGCTGGGCAGCATCTCGCCCTATTGCGGCATGACCGGGTACGACGGCCTGCGCACGCAGCTGATTTCGGCGGTGCAGGACGACGACGTCCGCGCGATCGCGGTGTACGCCGACTCGCCGGGCGGCGAGGTCACCGGTTGTTTCGACCTAGCCGACCAGTTCCGCGAGGCCGCCGAGCACAAGCCGGTGTGGGCAATCGTCGACGGCTGTTGCTGCTCGGCGGCGTACGCGCTCATGCACGGCGCCACCCGGATCTCCGTCTCGTCGTCCGGCTATGTCGGATCGATCGGCGTGATTTCCAGCCACGTCGACTTCTCCAAAATGTACGAGGACGCCGGCGTCAAGGTCACGCTGATCTACGCCGGCGCCCACAAGGCCGACGGTAACGAGACCGAGGCGCTGCCCGAAGCGGTGCGCGCCGAGTTCCAGGCCGAAATCGATGCCGTTTACGACCAATTCGTCGGGCTTGTCGCCAAGGGCGGCCGGCTCGACGAGAAGGCGGTCCGCGCGATGGAGTCCCGCTCCTATCTCGCGGCCGAGGGCGTGCGCTTGAAGCTCGCCGATGTTGTCCAGTCACCGAGCGACGCATTGGCCGAGCTCGTCCAATCAGTCTCTTAACCACCAGGAGTGCCCGCAATGGGACGCAGCAAATTCTTTAGCCTTTGGGGCCAGAAGGCCGAGGGTGACAATTCCGACGAGACGGCCGAGGACAAGAAGAAGCGTGAGGACGCCGAAGCCGAAGCCGCGGCCAAGAAAAAGGCCGAGGACGAGGAAGCCGCTCGCAAGAAAAAGAACGAAGAGTCGGGCGACGACGACGACGAGGACGATGACGAAGAGGACGAGGACGACGAGGACGACAAGGCGACGGCCGAAGCCGCTGCCGCGGTCCCGACGAAGGTCGCCCGTTTCATCCGCCGCGCCGAGCGTGCCCGTCTGCACGCGATCGTCGACGGCGCCGGTCCCGACCGTGTCGCCGCTGCGCTCAACGTTGCCCTGAACAGCAACATGGGCGCCAAGGCCGCCGTCGCCATGCTGGCCGAAATGCCGGTGGCCGACACGACTGCCGGCCGACTCGGCCTGCGCGGGTCGATGGCGTCCCGTCCGGCCAGGCCGATCGGTAGCGACGCTGCCGCGGCGCTGACGGGTCCGGCCGCCGAGGTCGACAAGGCCGCGGCCGGCATTCTCTCGTTCGCGTCCAACGCCAAGCCCGGCAAGGGCTAGGCCGGAACATCGCAGTGAGGGCGTCCCGAACGCCGTTCGGGACGCCGCTCGCTTTCACCCACCATCACTTTCCAAACGAGGACTGAAATGACCGACTCGCTTCTCGCCGCCGGCTTGACCGCCGAGGGCACCCGTACCCACGACGCGCTGCTCGCGGGAGATTTTCCGCGGTCGACCCGCGTCGTGACCTTGACCGGCGGCCCGTACACGCGCGGCACGCTGCTGGGCAACATCACCGCCACCAACAAGCGCAAGCAGTGCCTTGCCGCCAGCAACGACGGCAGTCAGACGCCGGAGTGCATCCTGGCCGCTGACGCCGACGGCTCGGCCGCCGACGTGCAGGCCATCGTCTACCTCACCGGCGAGTTCAACTCGGCGGCCATGACGATCGACGGCGGCTTGACCCTCGCGACGGTCAAAGAGCAGCTGCGCAAGATCGGCATTTTCCTCCGCGGTATCGTGGCGGCCTAACGCCGCCTCGCCGTTTCATTCAACCGTCACGCCGCGTGCGTTGACCATCGTTCGCTCACGAAAGGGGCAGCCGTTCCATGGATATCTTTAACACCGCGGTTCTCGCGCGCGTCGTCGAGAACCTTCCGCCGCCGAGCAGCTTCCTGCTCGACAAGTTCTTCCCGGGCGTCCAGACCAGCGACTCCGAGCTGATCGTGTTCGACGTCGACACCAGCAAGCCGCGCATTACGCCGTTCGTTCATCCGACGGTGGCCGGCAAGGTGGTCGCCGACCGCGGCTTCTCGACCAACTCGTTCAAGCCGGCCTATGCCAAGGACAAGCGCATCCTGCTCCCGGGCGCGCCGGTCAAGCGCCGCCAGGGCGAGCGTATCGGTGGCAGCCTGACGCCGATGCAGCGCCGCGAGGCGCAGATCGCGCAGAACCTCGAGGACCAGCTGCAGATGCTCACGCGCCGTGAAATGGTCATGGCGTCGGAAGCGTTGCGCCTCGGCCAGGTCACGGTGACGGGCGAGGACTACCCGACCGTCGTCGTGAATTACGGCCGCGACGCTGCGCTCACGGTCACGCTGGCGGGCGGTGCCCGTTGGGGCCAGGCCGGCGTCTCGCCGCTCGACAACCTCGAGACCTGGGCGGGCCTGGTGCAGGCGAAGTCCGGCGCGATCGCCCATGACGTCGTCATGGACCCCAAGGCGTGGGGCATCTTCCGCAACGATCCTACCGTGTTGCTGCGCCTGAACACGCTGTATGCCGGCCAGAAGGGCAACCTGAACCTGGCGCCGTTGACGTTCGGCGCGGGTGATGCGCGCGCGCGCTTCGTCGGCAACATCGGCGACTTCAACATTTGGGTCTACCAGGAGCCCTACGTCGACGAGAACGGCGGGTCGCAGAACATGCTGCCCGACTACACCGTGATCCTCGCCGCCGGCGGGGATGCGCCCTACACCGTCGAAGGCGTGCGCTGCTACGGCACGATTCTCGACGAAGAGGCGCAGTACCAGGCCGAGCGCTACTTCGTGAAGTCGTGGCTCGAGAAGGACCCCGCGGTCCGCATGCTGCTCCTGCAGTCGGCGCCGCTCGTCGTCCCGTTCCGTCCGAACGCGAGTTTCTGCGCGACCATCAACTAGGCGCGCAGCCGTCATACACCGCAGCGTACGAGCAGCCCCGCCGGCAATTCGGCCGGCGGGGCGTTTGGCGCATTCTGTTCAATCGAGAGGGAGAACGTTCGATGCCTACACCGGAAGAGATCGAGGCGGCGAAGGTCAAGGCCGACGCCGAAGCCAAGGCCGAAGCCGAGGCCAAGGAAAAAGAGGAAGCCGACGCCAAGGCGAAGGCCGAGGCCGACGCTAAGGCGCCGAAAAAGGTGGTCGCCAATCACACCATCGAAGTCGGCACGCCGAAAAAGCCCAAGACGATCAACAAGGGCGAGGTGTTCATGCTCGAGCCGGGCGACCCGCTCGAGCTCCTGTCGCGCGGCGCCGTGTCTCTGTTCGTCGAGGACGAGAAGCCCGCGGCCGCGTCCGTTACCCCGTCGACGGGAGCGAGCGTCCTTCAGCAGCAATAAGAGGCCGCGATGTCCTGGCGAGATTTGGCTGACAAGCTCGACCAGGTCACGGTCGCGACATTCGACGAAGGTGGCGTCACGCTGCAAAAGATGGCCGCCGGCGTTCCGTCCGGCGCGCCCATCCCGTTGCCGGCGGAGTTCGACGCGGCCTTCGTCGAACAGTCGGTCGAGGACGGTTTGACCGTCGCCACGACGCGGCCTGCGGCGTGGATACACTATGCGGACCTGGAGGCCGCTTCGCCGGGGACCGTCGTCGTCGCCGGCGACCGCCTCATTGTCGCGGCGCCGTCGCCAAACGCCGGAACCTATTCCATCGACTCCATCGAGCCGAACAGCGACCGCACCGGCGCCATGTTGCGCCTGAAAGTGTCGCAGACCCGTTAAGGAACGCCGATGCCTTCGCCGCCCATGGTCTACGCCGGCACACTGGCGGCCGCGGCGCTGTCGCGCCTGCTCGCCGCCGTCACGGCCGCCGCCGATGGCGACCCGCTCAAGGGGTTTGTGCTGCCGGGAATGCGCCAGGATTGGGCGAATCGCTGGCAACAGGTCCCCGTTGGCATCCTGTCCGCCATGACGGTGCATGCCACCGGCGAGCGCAGCGAGGGCACCAGCCGGCAGCTGCCCGAGTTCGACGTTGTGGCCTCTCTGCACATCAACGGATTCGTGTCGCTCGGCCGCGAGGACGGCATCGATCTCGACACGCTGGGCCTGCAGGTCATCGCCGCCGTTCTCGATGTGCTTCTCGAGGACTCGACGTTCCTGCAGTTGTTCGGCTGGGTCGAGAACGTCGACTGGAAAACCGAGGACGCGGCCGCCGATAAGAACGCCAACCAGTTCGACACGCTTGTGTTCCGCATCGAGCTCGAGCTCGCCGGCGGCCTCACGCTCTACACGCCGCGCGTGCCGGCCGACCCGGAAGCGCCGGGCGGCCAATCGCCGTTGACCACTGCGGACGTCACCACGACGAACGGCGCCGCCGTTGTCGAGTCGCGCATTCCACTTCCCGAATAGGACAACCGCCCATGAGTCTTCTCAAGTATTTCACGCCGGCCGCGGGCTTGCAGATCCCGAACCTCGCTGCCGGCAAGATCGTCCCGCCCGAAGGCATGTGGGTCACTGCCTCGAGCTACTGGCACCGCCGCGTCGCCGAAGGCAGCGGCGAGCTCGCCGACCAGGCGCCGCCCGCGGCCGACAACGCGCCGGCACCCGCTCCTGTCGAGCCACCGCCGGGCCCGTAGGACGAATCGCCGGCGACCGATCGGCGCCATCCGTTTCAGCTCTTAACCTCGAGGCTTCGCAATGCTCGACATTCCGTTCAACCAGATCCCCGCCGCGCTGCGCCTGCCCGGCGTTTTCATCGAAACCGACGCGTCCAAGGCCGGCCGCTCGTTCGATCCGGGCCGCATCCTGTTTCTCGGCCAGATGCTCGCCGGCGGCACCGCCGCGGCTGGGGCGCCGATCAACGTGGCGTCCAAGGTCGATGCCGACAAGGCGTTCGGCGTCGGCTCCATGCTGTCCGCCATGGTGGTTGCCGCGCGCAAGGCCGACCAGTTCGGCCTCATCAACTGCCTGCCCATGGCCGACGCCGGCGGCGCCGTTGCCGCCACTGGCACCTATACCGTTACCGCGGCGCCGACCGCGCCGGGGTCGATCCCGTTCTATGTCGGCGACGTCAAGGTGCCGGTGCCTGTCGCGGGCACTGAAACCATCAACCAGACCGCCGCCGCGATCGCCGCGGCGATCAACGCCAACCCGGACTTGCCCGTTACCGCCGCGGCCGTGAACGCGGTGGTGACCTTCACCGCCCGTTGCAAGGGCACGCTCGGCAACGATATCCAGCTTGCTTTGGCGGTTGGTGGCGCGGCTGCCGGCGAGGCGTTGCCGACGACATTTGCCGGCAACGTCGTTGCCATGGCGAACGGCGCGACCGACCCGGACTTCACCGCGGCGCTCGCCGCGCTTGGCGACACGACGTACGACTATATCGCCATGCCGTACACCGACGCCGGCAACATGGCCGCCGCGGCCGCGTTCATGAACGCCGCGAACGACGGTCGGTGGGCCTATGACAAGATGCTGTGGGGGCATGTCTTTACGGCCAAGCGTGCTGCCTACGGCACCGCGGTGACGTATGGCCTGACGCGCAACGATCCGCACATCTCCGTCATGCCGATCTACTCGACGACGACGCCGGTCTGGAAGTGGGTGGCAGCCTATGTCGCCGCGGCCGCCGTCGTGCTGCGCAACGATCCGGCCCGCCCGGTGCAGGGTGTGCTTATCCCCGGCGTGAGTGCGCCGCCGATCGGCAGCGCCGGCAACTTCACGATGACGGAGCGGCAGGCGCTCCTGTGGTCGGGCTGCAGCACCTACACGGTCGACGATTTCGGCAACTGCTACATCGAGCGGCTGATTTCGACCTACCAGTTGAACGGCGCGAACGTGCCGGACGATGCGTGGCTGTCGGTCGAAAAGACGTTCACGCTGATGGCGGTGCATCGCCGCCTCCGCTCCAACCTGGCCGCCGATTTCCCGCGTTACAAGATCGCGGTCGACGGCACCAGGGTCGCACCGAATGCCGCGGTCACGACGCCGTCGCGCCTGCGCGCCTATGTCATCGCGCAGTTGCGGCAGATGGAGTTCGACGGGTGGCTGCAGGGGGTCGACAATTTCGTCGACCAGGTCGCGGTCCAGATCAACGCCAACAATCCCGACCGTGTCGACATCCTGTTTCCGCCGTCGATCATCGGGCAGCTGCGCATGTTCGGCGTGCTCAGCCAGTTCCACATTTACGCGCAGTAACCGGCGCGCTTTCCAACCACCGGGCCACGCCGGCGCCGCACTCCCGAACGCCGTTCGGGAGTGAGGCCGTCGCGTGCTTTGCCTTCAACTCGTAAGGAGTATTCCGAATGTCCATGACCCGGCCCATTGGCGGCGTCGCCGATGTCAACTTCAACGGCAAGGTGCTGCTGTTCCGCGGCGACATGACCTGGAGTTTCCAGAAGGGCGAAAAGAAAGGCGTCGTCGGGCGCGACAGTCGCGTTCACGGCTTCACGATCGACCCGAAGATTCCCTTTATCGAGGGCACCTATACCTACGACGGCTCGGTTACGACCGCCGAGCTCGAGCAGGTGACGGGCGCCACGATTTCGGTGGAGCTGGGCGACGGCCGCCAGCTGGTGCTGCGCCAGGCCTATGTCGCGGGTCCGATCGAGGCCGAAGGCGACGACGGCAAGATCAAGATCAAGTGGGAAGGCCAGGACGGCGAGGAATTGCCGGCGCCGGCCTAGAGCTGCGCGCGCTCAGCGTCGCGAACCTTGAACGACCGCGGCGCCGCTTCGTGCGGCGCCGCCCGAATTAGCGAGAAGGGGAGAACATGACCGACAAAGTAACCGACCAGCGTTCCGCTGCGTTCGAGATTCCCGACGAAATCCGCGTGACGCTGAAGAAGCCGATCACGAAAGCGGCGACCAGGGGCGCCGACGGCGAGGGCGAGAAGCTGACCGAGCTCAGCTTCCGGCCGCCGACTGTCGGCGAGATGAAACAGATTTCGCGCCGGCGCCGAGAGCAGGACGGCGACGCCGCGGCGATCCTGATGCTGTCGCTTCTCAGCAACGACAAGCTGACGCCGCCCGACGTCGAACGCATGTCGTTGATCGACGCGCAGATTTGCCAGGAGGCTCTCGAGCCTTTTTTGGTATTGAAGGATCTTTCAAAGGCGGACTAGACCAGGCCGTTCACGACCTGGCCTGGTTCTGGAAAGTGTGGCCGGGAGTCGTTTGGGATTACCCGGTCAACCTGTTCGCTGAAACGATCCGCCAAACCGATCGCATCGCCGACAAAGTCGCCGCCGTCGTCGGCAAACCTCCATAGGAGCGGGCCATGGCCGCCGCATATTCCGTCGCGACCCGCATTGTCGGCGAGGACCTGGCGTCCGAAGTGTTCCGCAAGGTTGGCGACGCCGCCAAATCCGCGTTCAAGCCTATTGCCGATTTCAAGACGGCACTGTCCGATCCGAAAACCACCGGCCTCGGCCGTGTCGGCGTTGCCGTCGACAAGGTCGCAGGAAAATTCCGCAGCGGTCTATCGTCCATCTCGGCGTGGTTGCCGGCGCTGGGTGCGATCGGTGCGGCGGCTTCGCTGGGTGGCTTGATCGAGCTCACGCGACACGCCGCAGAGGGTTACGAAGGGCTGACGCTATCCGCGCAAAAACTCGGCGCGTCCACAGGCGACCTCGCGGTGTGGCGCTATGGCGCCAAGCTGGCCGGCGTCGAGAGCGAGAAGCTCGACAAGGGCCTGGTGAAGCTGAACAAGGCGATGTACGACGCCGCCACCGGCAAGAACAAGGATGCCGCGGCGCTTTTTGCGGCGATGAAAATCCCGCTGCGCGACGCCAATGGCGGGGTAAAGACCGTCAGCAACTCGCTCGAGGACATCGCGGAGGCGTTCAAGAATACCGAAAACGCAGCGACGCGCGATGCCGCCGCCATGCTCCTGTTCGGTAAGGCTGGCGCCGATCTACTGCCCTTTCTTGTTAAGGGCCGGGCCGGCATAGCCGAGCTGCGGGCCGAGACGAAAAAGTATAGCGGCCTGACGGACGAAAACCGCGAGGCGCTCGAGCACCTGGCGGTTTCCTACAAGCACCTGGACAAGGCCGGCTCCGGCCTTTCGACCAAGCTGTCGGCCGTCTTTGCGCCGACATTGTCGCGCGTCGTCGACCGAACGACGGACTGGATCGTGGCAAACCGCGACCTGATCGCGGCCAACCTCGAGAAGAAGCTCGACACTATGTCGTCGGCGTTCGAACGGGTTGCGGCTGGGATTTCTAAAGTGCTGGCCGAGCCGTTCGTGCAGCAGATCCTTGGCAGCGTGAGCGCGTCGGACGCCTTGAACGCGGGCCTCGTTATCCTCGGCGTGACCATGGCCGGGCCGGTGTTCGCGGCGCTCCAGCTCGCCGCCGGCGCGGTGTGGCGCATGAACGCTGCCATGCTCGCAAATCCTGCGATTGCCATCGGCGCGGTGATTGTCGGCACGGCTATCGAAATCGCGACGCATTGGGACGAGGTAAAGCAGGTCTTTGCCGACGCCTGGAAAGACTTCGGCGTGCTGGGCGTCGTCTTTCAGGCAATCAACGTGCCTATTAACGCCTGTTTCATGGCGATCAACGAAGTGAGCAAGGCGCTTTTCGGTTTCGACATCGATAAGTGGGGCGCCGACTTCGACGCCGCGATCAACCGGACGATCGGCGGAGCGGTCCAGTGGATTCGCGACCTGGTCGGCTGGATTGAGAAGCTGTGGGGCAAGATGACGGCGATTGCTAGCGTCGCCGGTGGCGCGGCAAAGAGGGCCATCAGCAGCGCCGGTCAGTCCATATCGGACTCCGCCGGCGCCGAGGCGGGTATCGCGCCGCCCATCAGCCTGCCGTCTCCACCGTCGCCGGATTCGCCCGGCGCGGTGGCGGGCATCGCTGCACCGCCCGGCAAGGTGGACGTCTCGATCGACTTCGCCAACGTGCCGAAGGGCGCGGAGGTTCGTGCCACGTCGAGTGGCGTCAACTCGTCCGCCGTCAACGTCGGGCGAAGCATGGACGCATACTAAGGGAGCAACCGATGGCGCCGCGTTTCAATCCGCTCACGGCGCTCGAGGGCAGCTTCCGCGGCTTTCCGTTCCTGATTTCGCGCGAGCGCAAGCCCGGCGGGCAGCGCGGTCCGTTGCACGAATACCCGGACCGCGACGTGCCGTATTTCGAAGGGCTCGGCCGCAAGGCCAAGCAGTTCGAGTTGGCGATTTACTTCATCGGCATTCCCGAGGACCCGAGCGGGGCGACGGCGGACATTCAGGCCGACGGTTTCGAGTCGTTGCTGCTCGGCGGCAAGCCGGGCCCGTTGATGCTGCCGGGCTTCAAGCGCGAGCAGGTGTGGGCGCGCTCCTGGGAGCGTGAACGATCGGCCGACAAGGCGGGCTGGGTTTCGTTCCAGGTCACCTTCGTCGAAGCCGGCCGCAACCTCTACCCGCTGCCGACGACGAGCTGGCCGCAGACCCTGCTCGCCTCCGCACTGGCCGCCCGAACGGCGTTCGCCGGCGCCCTTGGGGTTGGGCTCAGCCTCGAGGGCTTGCCGCTCGACGCGGCCAGCGGCCTCCTGTCCTCGGCCGGCACCTTGGTGACGGTACTCGGCGTGGCGGCGACACTGGTTGGTGGCGGTTCGCCGTCGAGCGTACTCAGTGCCGCCGGCCTGTTGGGCGCCACTTTTCTTAGCGGCCTGCCTGGCGTCGGCGTCGCGCTGGATACCGTTGTCCTCGCGTCGGCGACCGCGGCGCTTCTCTCGAGCTGGGCCGATACCCTGGCGGGGGAAACGCCGACGCCGGCGTCGCGGGCGCTGGCGATCGATGCGCTGTTCACGGTGTACGGCGAGGCCTCGAGCGATCAATGGTACGCCGCGGGCGGCGTGACGCCGACCGAAAGCGCCATGATCGCCAACCAGGCGGCGTACAGTGCCGGCATTCGCCGCCTGGCCCTGGCCGAGTCCGCCAGGCTGGCGGCCGGGTTGACGTTCACCACTTACGACGACGCCGCCGCCTTGCGCGTGCGGTTTTCCGACGCCTTCGACGACGAGGTAAACCAGGCCTCAGCGACCGATGGCACGCGCGAGGCGCTGGCGACGCTGCAGGCCAATACCCTGCTGGCGATTTCCGCTGCCGGCGCCGACAAGGCGCGCTTGGTGCAGTACCAGGTGCCGCGGCCGCGTTCGGCGATCGCGCTGGCGCAGCTGTTCTATCCCGACGACCCCGATGTGGCGTCGCGTGCGGCCGAGCTGGTCGCGCGCAACGGCACGATTCACCCGGCCTTCATGCCGGCCGCCGGCGAACGGCTCAGCAACTAGCGAAAGGCGGCGGCCATGGCGGCGCGGGATTCGACGCTTTCGTTGATCGTCGGCGGCCGCCGCTTTGGCGGATGGCTCGACGTGAGGGTCTCGCGCGGCATCGAACGCGCGTGCGGCGATTTCGACATCAGCTGCACGCAACGGTGGCCCGGCCAGGATGAAAGGTTCGAGATCCCCGAGGGCGACCCGTTCGAGCTCTATATCGGCGACGACAAGGTAATGACCGGGTACGTCGACGCGATCGCGACCGATCGGGACGCCGGCACGGCGTCGTGCAAGATAACCGGCCGCAGCAAAACGGCGGATCTGGTCGACTGCTCGCCGAACCATAAGGACCTGGAAATTGCCGGGCTGACGCTGGCGGCGATCGCGCAGAAAATCGCGGACCCGTTTGGCATCACCGTTGTGGCGGGTGACACCGGCACGGCCAAGCCATTGCCGGTCGCGGCGAAGCATCACGGCGAGACGTGCTGGAAAACGATTGAGCGGATCGCGCGCCAGCAGCAGCTGCTCATTATGGACGACGCACAGGGGCGCCTGGTTATCACGCGCCTGGCGGCGACCAGGGCGGACGATCAGCTGGTCTATCCGTCGGACGGGCTGCTCAAACTGTCGACCAAGCGGGACAGTGCGCACCGCTTTTCCGAATACAACGTCAAGGCACAGGCCGGCGTTCGGTGGCTGGGCGACATTGGCACGGCCGACGGCAGCAGCGCGTCCATTCCGTCGACCCTGGCGCACGTGGAGGGTACGTTTTACGACCGCGGCGTCACACGCTACAGGCCCAAGACGATCCAGAACGAAGGCGCCGCCAAGAAAGAGGGCGCCCTGGCCCGCGCCGAGTGGGAATGCCGCCGCGCGATCGGCAAGGCACTGCGCGTTGGCGCTACCCGCGTGAAGTGGCGGCAATCGACGGGCGCCTTGTGGGAGCCGAACCGCCTGACGCGCGTCGTCGCGCCGCATGCCAACGTCGACCAGGATCTCGCGATTGCCGAGGTTCACTACAAAAAGAGTGAAAGTGAAGGCGAAGTGGCCGAGCTCGAGCTCGCGCCGCCCGACGCCTTCACGCCGGAACCGCCGGAAACGGCGGCCAGCGGCACCGGCGCCGGCGGCCGCTGGGCCGATATGGGCAAGGCTGTATCGGGGACGTCGGCATGAGTGGACAGCAGGACTTCAACCGCGACGTCGACCGCCGCCTGGCGTCGCTGTTTGGCCGCGGCGTGGTGCGCCACGCCGACGTCGCCGCCGGCCTGGCCTCGGCGCAGGCCGAGTTCTACAAAGACGAGACACGCCGCGTCGAGCTCCCGCAGGGCTTCGGCTTCGCCTCGAGCATCATGCCGGGCAGCGAAGTGTTCGCGGCTTTCGGGAACGGCGAGCGCGACGCCGGCATCGCCCTGGCGTACGACGACCGCCGCTATCGGCCGCTCGATTTGAAGGCTGGCGAGTCGGTGTTCTACGGCAAGGGCGCGCGCGTCGCTCCATACCAATGGCTGAAGATGACCGATATGCCCAAGCCCGGGACGATGAAGGGCAGGGCGGCGCGCATCGAATTGCGTGCCGGCCAGTTCTATCTCCTGCTCGACGCCGACCCGGCGATCGGCGCGCAAAAGGGAGAATGGGACCCGGCGCAGGAATTGCCGCTCAATCCGCACGGCGCGGCGCTTTAACAGGAAGGTCCCGCCATGCGGCTGCAGTATGACGCCAGCACCGGCGAGTTCGACATTGCCCTGACGGCCGCGGGCGGCCTCGATTCCGGCGTCGGCAATGGCGGCATTCTCGAGTCGGCGATTTGGAGTTCGCTGTTCAGCGACGGCCTCGCCGACGTGGCCGACATAACGCCGGATCTTGGCGACGATCGCCGCGGCTGGTGGGGGGATAGCGGCCGCGCCCCGTCGGACAGTCTCGCGCGCAGCCTGTTGTGGCTCTATCGCCGCGCCAAGCGCAACGAAGCGACTCGGCTGGCGATCGAAAACACGGCGCGCGACTCGCTGCAATGGCTGGTCGACGACGGCGTGGTTTCGTCGATCGACGTCGCGGTCACGTTCCTGCCGGACCCGCTCGAGGGCGTGCGCATCGTCGTTACGAGTTACGAACCGTCCGGCATTCGCCGCGACTGGACCACCGACCTGATTTGGTCGGGCATCGCGAGTTAGCAAAGGGAGAGAACAGAGTGCCTTATTCTCGCCCGACGCTCGGCGACCTGTGGACCCGCATCGGCGCCTTGTGGCGCGCGACCTATCCCGGCGCCGATACCAACCTGCGCAACTCGCCTGACAGGGCTGTTGTCGGCGTGCTCGCGCGCGCGACCGACGAGGACTTGTCGTTCATGGGCTGGGTTGCCGAGCAGATCTTCCCGTTCTCGGCCGCCACCGAATACCTCGAGCGGTGGGCGGCCTGGAAAAACGTCCAGCGCCGCGGGGCAACCCCGGGCGCCGGCACCGTCTCTTTCGTCGGCGCAACGCCGGGCATGACGGCCGTGCAGGGCACCGAGCTGCAGACCGCCGACGGCACGGTGGTGGCGCTTAGCGCCGATGCGACTGCCGGCGACGACGGCAGTGTCACTGCGCCGGCCGCGGCGGTGCTCGAGATAACCTCGCTCCTTGGCGCACATACCAATCTAGGCACCGGCGTCGTGCTCACCTTCATCGGAACGCCGGCAGGATTTCCCGATACCGGGGCGGTCGCCGGCACCTTCGCCGGCGGCGCGGACGCGGAAACGGACGCGGCACTGCGCCTTCGCACCCAGCGGCGCTATTCGCAGCCGTCGTTCGGAGGCAACCAGAACGACTGGCAGAACGCGGTGCTCGGTGTGCAGGGCGTCACCCGCGTGTTCACGGCCGCGGCAACGCCGACGCCGGGAGCCGTCACGATCTACCCGCTATTCGACGACGTTCGGCCCAACGGAATCCCGGCCGGCACCGACGCCTGGTTCCGTCCGGGAACCAGCCTGTCGTCCGGCATTGGCGGCGACGGCGACCAGCGCGCGGTGCTTGATGCGATCCTGGTCACGCGGCCGATATGCGCCGGGGTGTACGTCAAGGCCGCCGCCACTCAGGCCTTGAACCTCACGATTTCGGGCCTGGTCACGGCAAGCGATGCGGTCAAAGCCGCGATCGCGACCGAAATCGCGAAGATGCTGATAGCCAAGCTGGC